CGTCTTCCATCATGCGGCTGAGAAGGTCAATCTCATGTTCCAGTTCCTCGTCGGACATGTCCTTGAGGTTGATGTGGCGCGGGCGACAACCCGTAACATCCTTGTACATCTCCCAGAAGAAACTTTCGTTTTCGTATCGCTTGAACTGAGCCACGGTCGTGACGCCCATCTCAGCCCAGAAATCGAGTTCCTCGACATAAAGACCAGTCCAGCGGTTATCGGGATCTTCAGCCACCCAAGACCGCTTCTCAGCATTGAGGGCAGCGAGGTGTTCAGCGAGGGTCATAGTGTTCTCCGTCATCATATACTATAGATAAGATCGGCAAGTCGGTTTTTCAAGAGCGATAAACGCAACACTGATATGCGCGGAATGCATGACTTACTGGTAAACCTGAGCTTGAATTTGGTTCCCGATCCGAACCCAAGTCACTTCGTCATATCCTAACTTGCGGATCTCATTGGCAATCATCTGGTTGCGGGCGCGATGGTCATAACGCAGGTCATCCCAAAACAACTTCCGCGTGTCCCAAAGGGTCTCTACGGCATTACGGAAAGCTTGACGTTCCACGAAATGAAGTCTGGCCATAGTAGTTTTCCTTCTCATATACTATAGATAAGTATGACAAGGTCGAATTTCAAGGGTCGCGACCAACAAAAAAGTGCGACAACCTGTCGCAGTGCTAAGTGCTTGATTTTATTGGGTTTTGATAATGAGCTAAGTGCTTGATTTTATTAGAACTTGTCCAGACGCAATAGGAGCAGGCTGGAGCGGGGTTCTGGCACGGGGTATGATTGCTCCAACCCGCTCCTAGACCCGTCTCCAGCCCGTTCCTCCACGTTATTTGTGGATTATTTCATGGTCTTTCCGACCGTCATTCGTGGAGAATAGCACTAAACTCACGGTTGATATCTCTGTAATTTGCAACTTCCTGCAAAATGAAGCTGGGAGTGAACCCATCAAATGCCCCACCCGCGCTTAGAAATTCACAATAGCTGTCGGCATCGTCCTCAAACTCAAATGCTCTAATGAGTTGTTCGGTATCTTGTTCCATAACACACCAGATATAATCGTTGTCCTCAGTCCGTAACGCAATAACATTGTACTTCATTTCACTTCTTCTCCTTGCTATCATACTTTTAATCCTCTAAACTTATCCTTTGTATTACCAAATTGTTTTTGAGGAATTTTAGAGATACTAGAGGTCTGTCCACTGTCAACGATATCCATTTGTGCAGATTGTTCCACATCAAATAGCTTCATCTTTGCCTTTTCAATACCAATCACAAACCGCTTGTTCGATGAAGGATCAGCATAACGATTCTTCAACTGCTTTACCATAATCTGTCCTAACTGTTCTAGCTGTTCTGTAGAAATAAGAGCAGCCATAAAGTCAGCGGTTGCAGGTAGACCGAACGATTCAGATGTGTTTGTTAGATCAACGTCTGAGTTATCAAAGCCCTGACGATTTGTCTGAGTGGCAGACACAACGGGAACTTCAAACTCAACAGCAAGTCCACGCAGTTCTTCTGCGATACTCTTGATGTAGGTATAACTGTTCACGTTACCACCAGGCTTGATACGAGCAGATGCACAGATGTTAAGATAATCAATGTAGATGATTTCAGGAACAAAAGACTTCTTCAAACTCAACTCATTCAGCAATGATTTGAAATGAAGAGTGGATGCAGAGGCAGTTGGATATTCTTTTACAATAAGCTTACCGTTGGACTTGTTCTTAAGTGCAGCAGCTTTCTTAAGATACATGTCTTCAGGAAGAACTAAAAGATCATCAATTGCAATGTTCATTAGATTGGCATCGATGCGCTTTGCAACTTCTTCTTCTGCAAGTTCCATAGTAATGTATAAAACGTTTCTACCTTGTGAGATATTAGCAGCAGCCATATGACACATAGTCAGAGACTTACCAACACCAGTACCTGCAAGAAAGATATTCAATGTCTTCTTGCTAAAACCATTCTTGGTAATCTTGTTAAAGAATTCTAGATCGAAAGGAAGCTTATGTTCGACACGATGATAGTACTCATATCGTTCTTCAAACTCTTCGAAATAATCATGTCCAACGTTAGGATCGAATGTCACAGCAAGAGCTTGTGTCAAAAGATCGGGAATGGCGCCCTTCGTGAGAGCGCCATTCTTGTTGTTCATAATTTCGATAGATTGCATAATCGCATTATAGATTGCTTTCTCTTGACAAAACTTTTCAGTCGAATCAAGAAGCCAGTCACCATTAGTGTCAACAGCATCCTTTTGGATTTCTTTGATCACTTCACTGGCAGCTTTGGCTTGATCAGCAGTTAGATTTCGTAGAGAATCTACCTCAATCAAAAGTGCGTCAGCAGTAGGAAGATTGTTGTACTTCAAAGTGAAATCATGAATCTCGTTAAAGATCATTCTTTCCACTTCATCACTGAAATACTCAGTCTTCAGAAACGGAAGAACTCTCCTCATATACGATTCGTTCTTCAACAGATTCTTCAGAATTACCTTCTCTATTTGCACTATCAATCTCCGCTATATCAATGATTAAGGTATTGAGAACTAATCCAAGGTGCTGCTGAAAATACTCATCTTCACGAAGCTTGTCTTCCTTAAATTTGCCAGGTGACAATATCTCATATGCAAATCGCAATGTGGCTGTGTCATCCTCATTCTCACGAACACCAACGTTTGTATAACGATAGATGATGCCCTTGTAAGCTTCCGTCAGCAACTCAATTGCTGAAGTCTCTGTATTATACACTTCACTGAAACGAAAATCAACACCTAAAATCATTGATTATCTCCCTCACGATAGGTCTTATACAGCATGTAGATGAATCCTAATGGAAACAACAAAAGAAATATACCATTCGTCAGAATTGCAATGCCAACACCGACAAATAGAAGTAGTATTAGAGTTACTGCGGCACAAACCATGAAGATAGCACCGTATTTGTCATTAGCTTTTTCAAGGAAACTCATTATTCTTCCTCCACTGCTGCAACATTAGACTTGCCATAGAGGAACTCATCCTTACACTTTTCGTCAATCTGGTCGAGAATATCCTTAGTGAAATACTTCTCAGGATTCTTTTCGATTGCTGATTCGAATGCTTTAGTTCCATCAGGAAGTTCGTAACGGGTTGTTACCTTCTTGAAGATACCAAACTTCTCTGCGAGGTCAAGAAGACCATAGTATGGATCAAGACCAGTTGCATAGTCAAGGAGAGTTTCGACCTTCTTATTCTCGATTGTCAAACGCGCCTTCTTGAGATTTGCGGTGATGATAGCACCAGTAATGGAGTTATCGGACTTGTCTTTGTCCTTCTTCTTGGACAGGAAGAGAATAGTAGACGCAGCATATTCAAGACCAGAACCACCACCCATCTTCTTAGTTGGGACATAAGCACCAACAACATCATAAACGTGATTTGTCACGATGAGAGGAACTTTGGCCTTGCCAAGCTTTAGAGTGAGAACACGGAAAGCACCACGAACAAGCTGTGCGCGTGTCATATCGCGCGTGTCTTTACCATCAGCAATATCTTCCATCTCTTTCGTAGTAGAAAGATTGCCAAGTGAGTCAAGAACAAAGAGCATCTGAGGACGATCCTTTTCATTCTTACTTTCAATATACTTGTCGAGGATCTTTACGGCTTGAGTGCGGAACTCTTGGATAGTTGCGACCGGCACAACAGCAACTCGCTTTGTGTCAATCTCTCTATCTGCCAGCATTTGCTTAGATATTGCGGATTCGGATTCGAAGTAGAAGACGAATCCTGTTTCGTTGTCTCTGAGGAATTGTCGGACGATGTTAATCGCATAAAAGGTCTTTCCGGTTGAAGGTTCACCTGCAAGCGCGGTAACCTTGTTAGCAGGAAGGCCGCCGTAAATACTACCAGAAAGCAAAGCATTGAGACTATAGCTGCCGGTACCAATGAACCCAGTAACATCACCAGCTTCCACGCCTTCGTCTGCGATTCCTGCGTATTCATTATCAATCTCCTTTAGTAGGGAGTTAAACATATTACTCATATTGATTCTCCAATATTATGATTATCGTCAAGATTCTCCTTGACGCCGTATTTAGCAGCGAACGATATCGTCCTCACTGCATATATCACCCATCTGAACTTCAATCGCAATCAAAGTTTCATGAAGGTGAGTATTCGTAATCTTGTGTAGAGCCATGCGAGGCACATGAAATGATTCGCCCTTACTAATAGTAAAGATATT